ACCTTTGTTTCTGTCCACAATCTGATAAAAGGATGTGATCTAATGCATAATAAATGTATTGTTGAAAAGGATAACGACATTCATCCCGTGTCTAAAGACACGGGCTTTCTGTCTGCTATAAGCGTAATCATCATGATCCCATATCCATCCACGGCGGTCAAACTCTTTCACAACTTCTTCCGTCCAGTTACCCTCGAACCCATACTCCATTTCATAGTCGGAAATAAGTTCAATCTCGTAGGCATCCTTCTGGTACGCCAGCGATTTCCCTTCAAGATTTTTCGGGTTCACGTCTTTTCTCCTCTGCCTTTCGCTCATCCTCTGCCATCATCTTCTCGGTGTCGGTGAGAGCTTTTATAAGTTGGATAACCTTTTCGTGATTGAGAACAAGACCATCAATAACATAACCACTGGTTAGCATTTTAAAGGCGTTGCCGGCACGCTCGGTTAACGGTGTATTATTACGGTTGCCATCATACCATATGTTTATATAACATTCCGGAATCTCGTCACGTATGTAACAAACTTCTATGGCGTGCGAATAACAATCACACTTCACCATTCTACTGATTTCGTGGATACCATCTTCGATCATTCAAACCACCCGGGCCAGTCGTTTTTCTTGCCGCGTTTAATAACTGCATCCGGATTTTCACGTACCTGTTTTATCATTACCTCGGCTATACTAGCCACGGTGTCGGTGAAACCATATCCGTCGCCATACAACTCAGCCACATAATTGTTTGCATCCCCACCACAATCTTCAGCGTCGAACCACTTCTGTAAAATGGTAAGCGAATCCGGATCACGAGAAAGATTACTATGGCAGGCCAACCCCAACCGATTGGAAACCATAACAACTACTTCCATAGAGTCCTTATAACCATCCTGCGTTCCAAGAATAACCAACCGCTGGTATTGGTTACAATTCTCATTTTCATGCTTATCACATGTTCCGCATCTATACGGATTCAACTTTGTCATTCGATATCATCCCCTACATCCTCACCCTCGTAATCTTCACCATAGTCATGCTTGATTTCTTCCGGTGGTTTTTCAACGGCAGGTGTTGCCGGTTGCATGTAAACCGGGACTTTTAATTTATTCCCCTCGTTGCAGATGGTACATCGATCCCATGCTTTGTCATCTATCCAACGATACGCAACATTCTTCCCACACAGACAACACTTCCCCACATTCCACTGGTACTTTCCACAGAACTGAATCTTCTTCTTGCATAGGGGTTTATCGACGCACCCCCGGCAATCACAGTCAAGCCACTTCGGATCTGCGGCACCGTGACGCAAGCGCTTACGGAAGGATTCGGATCTTCTCTCCGATGGTGTTTTCCTCTGGCTGGATGAAAGGGGTTTTGAAGCAACGTCTGCGATGTGCGCCTTCATTTTTTCGTCGCGCGCCAGAAGCCGTTTACGATGATAGTCGGATGGCTTGTCATTAAGTTTTCCGGAACACATGATAACTATTTACCCACTTTTACCTTTTCTATTTTGTCATCGGAAAAAGGATCGTCGAGGCACTGTGATTGTGGGAACCCGCATTTATCATCATCTCGGATAAGTGACCACTCCCGCCAATAAATTGACGGGCATCTATGCCGGTACTGTTGATAGGGTACTGGCAACGGATTGTAGTCCCAATCCGAGTATATTTTTCGCGGCATTAACATCTGCATTTTCAGCATGACCGCATTTCAGACAGACAAATTTCGCCTGTGATTTGCGGTTCTCTGCTTCAACATGACCACACAAAGAGCAGGTTTGTGACGTATAGTAGGACGGAATTAATACGACACAACAACCAGCTTCTTCCGCTTTGTTCTGTGTCATCTGTAGAAGGGTGTTCCACGCTACGTCACTGATGCCCTTTGAATAGTCCGGGTCTTGCACCATTTCTTTAACGTTCAGGTCTTCAAATGCGATCAGACCGTACGTATCAACCAGTTGACGGCTGATCTTATGTGCAAAATCCTTTCTGCGATTGGCAATTCGCTCGTGTATCATCGATACAGTCATCACAGATTGCTTTCTTTTTACTGATCCTTTCACTTGTTTTGATAGTTTCCGTTGAGCTCGTGCAAGTGCAGATTCATCGGTCTTAAAGAATCTCGGATTGTCTATTGATTCACCGGTTGAAAAAGTGATGAACTTTGCAATACCCAAGTCGATACCAACAGCCGGTTTCTGAATTGCTACAACCGGTATACTGTCAGTTTCAACCGTAATTGATGCAAACCATTTCCCAGTTCTGGATCTGCGGATTGTGCAGGTCTTAATCTCACCTTCAAACGTTCGGTGAGTGACAACCGGTACATCACCTACTTTGGACAGGGTTAATGTCTGACCATCCAGTTCAAACCCTGACTGAGTATAGGTGATACTATCATACCTTCCAAACTGTTTGAATCTTGGATGACCCGGTTTCTCACCGGACTTAACCCGTCTGAAAAACGCTTTGTATGCTTTGTCAACTCTGGTTACTACGTCCTGCAATACCTGTGAATGCACGTTCTTTAACGACGGGTATTCTACTTTCCATCCGGGTAATAATTTCTTGGTTTCGTAGTACCCAACGTGTTTCTGTTCAGTTTCCCATGCGTCTTTGCGTGTAGCCAATACTCGGTTGTAGACCATCCGACACTGTTCAAGGGTCTGATTAAGTACAGTGACCTGTGACTTCTTTGGATACAACCGGTACTGGTACGCTTTGAGCATCTATCGTTCCTTCTGCGTTTCGATGTATTTGATCACAACATCTTTGGAACAGTCACCGCAGGTTCCGATATAATATGACGGGTTCCACAGGTGACCTCTCCATAGTTTCGACCTCAGCTCTGGAAACTCTTCAAACAGTTTCTTGGCAGTGATACCTTTCAGAACTTTGGTGATTGTTGACGGCGCAAACTTCGGATGTGCTCGTATGAATAGATGCACATGATCCGGCTGAACTTCTTGGACTACAATATCAAATCCTTTATCGACAGATATGGATTTATTAAGTTCTTTCAGACGTTCAGCAACGTCACCAACCAGAACCTTTCTACGGTATTTTGTTGACCATACAAAGTGATAATTAACGTTGTAAACACACCCGTATGATGAAATCCAGTGATTCTGCTTGGTCATTGTATAGTTATATGGTCACCATACATAATATGTCTTTCTGTTGGTAGGTATTACGGCTGTATCCCACCATTAAAATGGCGGGGATTAGCCTGCACGATCCTAAATAGAACACACCTATATAGATGAGGAACCCAACCAACAACATTCTGACATACTCTACCGGCTAAAGCGGGTAGGCCCTAAAGAGCGGGGTTTTAGTTCACCCGGATCATAATAAAAAACATATTGCCTAGAGAACCGTATAGTCATTTCTTCTCCCCGTAAACATCTTCACGGTGAAGCTTCTTTCCACACCATGGACAATAGGTGAAATCGGGCCACTTACAGGGCACGCTATGAACTACAGCAATAACCGTTGCTCCGGCTATCTGGTAATAATACTTCTTCCATGTGCCGCAGTCACAGACGTTCATTTATTACACCCGCCGCTTCTCAATCTCCGCTGGTGGCTCATCCGAGTACTTGATATTCACTTCTGGCAATGTAATCATATCAATACCCATCCCGATACCAATAATATTTAATACCGCGGCTATCATCGTGCCGATAGACGACGCAACAACAATGGGGAGTAGTGTGATCGGCTGGTTGCTTCCCACGGGCCACCTCTGCATAAATGTTATCATGTATGCGGCACCCGTGTATGCCCATATTATAAATACAATGAATGCAGCCGTCTTGCTCGCACCATACCACTTTTCACATGTGGATTTTTTAACCGGGATATTAACTTCCATCTTTCTGCTCCTTCTTAACAACAACAGTTTCAATACGCAACGGTTCCTTCGGGGTTACAATAACTTTTGAAAGAACATCCTTATCTTTTGTAACCGCTTTAAGATCTGCCTGTGAAATGAACGTCTCAGCCTTCTGCTTCTTGGAGTCGGCATCTTCCTGTATCTTATCCTGTATATTTTTAATAACACGAGTGTATGTGTATGGAGATATATCTTTCAGGATCGTTACGTCTACACGCTTCTTATCGAATACCGGGATATCGGTGATTACCCATCTACCGTCATCTGTTATCTTCACCTCTTTCGCGCGCCGTATCATAGACTCGCGGACAATCTTTGACTCTGCGATCTGTTGACCTATGTTTGCAAGTTCGTCGTTGAGCCATTGTATCCTCTCATCTATCTCGTGTATCTGCGAGGGGAGGTTTTTTTCTGATTCCAGTGGAGGGAGAATCTCGATGCTCTCCCTCTCTTCCTGTGTAGTCATTCAAGTCTCCGGCAATGTGGTTTACCGAACTGGCAATTAGAACATTCGCTGTCGGAATACGGGCAACGTGCAATCCCACATTCGGTAACCCATGCGCGGCACAGGGTTTTGCGTCCGTCGTAATACCCACCCCTGCACGCCCCGTCCTTAAATGGGCATATAAAATATTCTTCTTCCGATGCATCAACTTTTATTATAACATCTGGATTTGTTTCTACAGGGCCGCACATTTCGTTCACCTTTACTGTAAACCTATTTTCATTGTAGGTGTGAAGGCTTCAAAGTAAGCCATCATGTTCTCTCCGGATGGGCATGGTGTTGCGAGAGCGTCAATAAGTTTTGTGCCGCTTCTATACCTGCGTATGATTATGCAGGAGCAGTTATCACCGCATTTCACACACTTGAACCACGCCGTCTTTACCATAACACTACCATTCTTCCTGTTCTTCAGATGAAGAAAACAAAAAGAAATCCCACTCCGATGGATCTAAACATTCTGCTTTCCTCTCAGCATCATCGGGACTGTCTGCTTCAATGTATGCTTCTGCTTCACCCATTACTCTATACGTAGGCATTGTTTTCTACCTCCTAATCATCTTCTTCGAATATACTCTTCCCGGTTTCCAGGTTAATAGGATCATAGTCTGTGTTCTGCCATTGCCCATCTTCAAAGTGGAGAATGGAATCTTTTCCACAATCGGGACACGAGAATGATAAATCAACATATGCGTTGCACCACTCTTGGGTAATATCAACATCATCCATCTTTGCGTTCTTCCCTTTACAGTACGGACATCGCGTCATTTTGTTTCACCATCATACGGGCTTGTTCTTCTATAAACACATCTTCCACTCTTTATAAGAATCTTACAGGGAATAGGATAGTTATTTGTGTTCCTGTTATCAAGATCCATACACCACCCTTCACCAGACATATCGGTCAACCTCTCCTCATGCGTTGTCCCCACACCGTAGTAAAGGATGCAGGGATATTTCTGCGTCTCGTTATCTCCCACACTTAACACCTATAAAAGAATACTCTGTGAAACATACAACTACATACCATATTGTTTCTTATCTTTTAAATAATTATCCACAACGATCCTTCAATATGGCAAGAACTTGGCGCGAAGCATCCTCAGCACCCATTGCAATAATTACGGTATCTCCAATCATACGCAAATACTCTATAATCCTCTCTTGTTCTTGTGAAATCTTCCCACCCCTGCTTCGCTTGAGTTCAATCCACAACTTATATTTTGGGCAATATAAATCTGGCATACCGGGTGTAAGACCTTCATCTTTCAATCTCTTGGCAACGCTTATATGTCTATGCTCTCCGTTTGGTATACTAAAAATCAATACGCCGGGAAATCGAAGACGCCACCACGAAATAAATCCAACCTGTTCTTCGTGCTCCGTTGGAATATTCGCGCGCTTTTTAAAAGTCGCCGTCATGTAAGTAAATCGTATACTACCAATTCCCATTTTGCCAATCATATGATCAGATGCATTACTGTTCGGATCTGGTTGATTTCGCATATAGGAATAAAAAGGTGTTTTTCTCTTTGCAACCTCTGCCCCAAACACGCGGCACTCGCGCACCCGATCTGCACCTATAGTAACTTTCAGTCCTGATATTTTCTTGATATTATCAATTCCGATTTCTTCAGGCATCTCCCATCACCGGTTTTATTAAATGATGTCATTGTAGATTTCACGCTATACTCTTTTATATCAAACTCACTGCTACCATATAACTCCCTAACCAATGGATCATCATTATAAGACAACACCCATCGTGTTTTTAATTCCCTCAGGTATTTACACAGTTCGTTATGATCTGTATTTGAGAATGTAACATCATATAGTTTGTCCCCAACACCAACATACGGTGGATCGAAATACGATAATCCCTTTGGATGTAATTTACGAAAGTCGAGATTTAGTATAGTTGTCCTATCCTTTAGTAACTCGCGAGCCGCCATAAACTTACTTAATATATTTTCTGAATTATAATGACAATCAATTGTCCATTTTGATTTCTGCCCGAACCCACCAATAGGGTTTCCATTGAACATACCGCTAAATGTTGTTTTATGAAAAAACAAACCAAGGTAGGCGCGCTCTACAATATCATTGGAGGATTGCAATTTACTTCTATTTTCTTTAAATAGTTCTACGGTTGGATGCCGGTGCACCATATCTCCAAATCGTCGGATGTCAGAGTCATCACCATCTACAAGAATCTTCCAGATTGAAAATGTGAATACATCAGCATCATTTATTATAATATTTGAATCTCTAAATTTTGAAGCGTACCTAAGTGTTACCGAACCACCCCCTACAAACACATCGGTGAACGTGTCACATTCCGGAAGATAGTTCATCAATGTCTCTGAAAATTTACTTTTTCCACCCGGGTATTTGAAAAAAGTTTTAACTTGTGGTTTGGATTCCATACCAGATATATTGTCGTCGATAAGATATAAAGGATTCGTCACCAATCGGTCACCGCATATATGAGAGTCATAAGCATTCCCCACAGACCAATGAGAAACAACCCTCCACCAAAATGAAGCATATATTCCGGGATCAGGGATACCCATTGTGGAAGAATTACCGTGGCCGATGCAGTGCTTGTGATTTCATCGGGAGGCGTTAAGAATATAACTATCGCGAGGAATGCAATAGCAAATCCAGCTATTATTGAAAGCATACTCCCGAGTATGAAATACCCTGTGAGTTTCTCTGTCGGCGTTCTGGTGCAGCCAGAAAGGTTACTCGCCGATATATTTCTGGTCGATTCAACATCTACCATGATTACAACCCCAACGTCTGCTGTTTCCCATCCACGAAACCTTTCGCCGTCACGTCACTGGAAACAAGTTTCATACGCACAACCCTGTCCCACTTTCCTTCTTTCGTAACAAGAATAGACACGGGTTTCTTCCAGTGCTTCCACTCATCAAGCGCTGCGGCAACCGTTGTTGCGGTGCCACCAAACTGCTTCACGATATTGCGCGCGTTCTGTGCCGCAAAGCCACCATGGTCGAGCGCGAGCCACATGTTATATTCATGATCCACTGCATCATAAAATGAAACTTTCACGCTTGGTGTCTTCCCGGGCTTATCATGCTTTGATACCCAAAAATCAACAATGTCTACCGGAGTGTATTGACCACTCATTACAGCACCTGCGTATGCAGTCGCATCATGAGGTGCACTAACCGGGAACTCAAAATTGCACCACGGACATACCATGGCGCGCGCTGCAACTATCGCATTACACTTCGGGCAACTCTTTTGGGGTGCCGGTTTTGTTGGCTCGTTAAACGCCGTCTTTCTCTTTAGAGGATCTATTTCATCAATCAATCCGAGGCGTTCACAATTTCCTCCGAAGTCAAGGAGAAGTACGTTTTCTTTTCCCGGGAAAGTTCTTGTGCCCCTACCAACCATCTGTATGTAACGCGCGGCAGAACATGTGCTTGTAAGAAGCGCAATAAGATCACAACGGGGAATATTCATCCCAGTTGACATGATTCCAACATTTGCTATCGCTCTGAGTTTGCCAGCAGCAAAACGGGCAACCATATTATCACGTTCTGCGGTTGGCGTCTCTCCGGTAAGAACCTCACAATCTATACCATGTGTGTTTATTTCTGCCGCCACGTGCTTTGCATGCATTACTCCGCTACAGAATACAATCCACGCATTACGATCCTTCCCATATGTTACAATTTCGTTTACCGCTTTTTTAATAAGTGTGGGGTCATCAGCCGCATGCGCGAGGGCGCTCTGGTCATACTCCCCGGCGCGAATACGAACATCGGTAAGATCGATTTTCTTAATCCCACCTTTGGAAACCACAGGTACAAGATACCCCTCATCTATAAGGCGCCTAACTCCGATGTTGTACGCAACCCTATCAAATAGTGGATTTTCACCTTCGGTTAATAGCCCGCTGTCAAGTCTGAATGGTGTTGCGGTTGCTCCAATTATTGCTACATGGGGTGAGGCCACCCGCATATCGCGGAAGAACGTTTGATACCGTGTAGAATCCTCCCGCCCGATAAGATGCGCTTCATCGGCTATAACAATATCAATTTTCGGAAATGAAAATACCTTGTTGTATACGGTTTGAATCGTTGCGAATATTACCTGTGCATTAGTTTCTTTCTCTCCAAGACCAGCCGAATAAAACCCAGTCGTGACTTGTGGGAAGAAACTCTTGAGTTCCTTTTCGTTCTGCGTAAGAAGCTCGCGAAGGTGTGTGATAACCATGAAACGAACATGTGGCGATTCCGACACAATATGTTTGATTAGAGCCGCAATTAGAATTGATTTTCCCGAACCAGTAGGCATGACACACAAACATGACTTGCCATCCTGATATTCGAAGAACTCCATTATCGCGTCGAGGGCTTCCTGTTGGTAAGGGCGAAGATCAGTCATATTTCCACCAGTAGTTTATCGATATAGCAATAATCTCGTTCACATGATTTACACCAAACTTGACGCCCGCTCTTCGTATTCGTACACTTATTAAATTCCTCTAGAGATTTATTTATTTTACATCTACAACAAACTTTCATTTCCATTAATGTTTTCACCCCCTGTGTATAAGCGCGCTTATGTCAACTATATCCGCATCGAAAATGTTTTCACTCTCATTATATAGGCGCTGAATGTATTTGTAAACTTCGGAGTATTCGCGACTCTTTACACCAAGCGTTTCATACCGGTTCAACTCGAACCATTCAGAGTCGGTAAAGTTCGAACTTCCCATAGCAACAATTCCGGTATCCGTGATGATGCATTTCGCGTGCATTTCCGGGAGAACGCAAAACTCAATATTCTTAAATCGCTTTGCTGTTGCAATGCACACATCTGTCACCTGCGAATCATAACCTATGATGATATGCGTCTTACACTTATTCTTTTTATAAGGATCGTCGAGATAATCCAGAAGGTTATGTGAAGTGCAGTTTGCACAGAACTCACCCTTACCATTCACACCTCCCCATAAACCATATGATGCGATATAAATTTCTGAAGGAAGCTTGCGCTCAATGTCAGATCTGAACTGTTTCAGCATGTCACGGGTTCTTGTGAAAATCATTCTCTGTGGTTCCTCACAAATTCAGTAAGATCGTCCATGAGTATATTGGTAAGCTCATCTTCCGACATCCCGAGTTTCAGTGCAAACATCTGCACGCTCTTCTGGACTACAACCCACGCACAAAATGTATCCATCTCAAAGTCCTCGAATATTATATCAAATACAATTCGCGCCTGCTCCTTCTTGCTCTTGTATTTTTCAAAGAGATCGGCATTGTCGTTATATGCCATCTTAACACCGCGGGTTATATCCTCTTCAAGACCGTTAATGAAACGGATATCATCTTTGTTTTTCATCTTGAGCCTCCAACAACCTTTTCTACTTCTCTTGCAAATGCTTCTCCGATAAGACCGCCTCCACCGTTTCTAACGCCGATATCATACTCGACATAGTTATCCCCGGCATCCACAACTTTCCCATGGACAAGACTCGGAATGTATACATGCATATGGCAACCCTCGCGCTGTTTCATGCGGTTGATCTTACTGCCGTCTTTACCACAATAAAAGTGTCCATCTTCTTTAGGGGTAACAAAAGCGCATGTACGACAATGTGCCAACGGCATTTTATAACTATGACACAACTGGGAGAAGTCGCAATATTTACAATCCATTGAATCCGGATTGAAACTAATACGTTCTGGTGGATTGTCGGAAAATACAATATACTTGGCTTTTTCTATGAGACCAAGTGCAATCTCCTTATCGTATTGAATGCGCTCCTCATACAATGAATCATCGTTCTTATTCACAACCAGATACATTGCACGGTCGAGCCCTGCCCAGTGCATATACTGTTGCATCTGAGTAAAATGTTCCGGTTTCGTTTTCTCTACAGCATACCTCGACATCCGCGCGAATGACTTATCGTTCGCAGATTTACACTCGACAACGTGCCACGTCTTCGGTGCTTCACGGAACCCAAGACCGATTGCATCCAAGCTTCCAGAATAAAGCCCACCAAACTCGCTGAAACTGATCTGCTTATCGGGGTTGTCCGGGTCGCGGGTGATGATAGTTTTCCCGGGTGAAGCCGCAAGACTTTTCAGAATGCGATCTTCTTCCATGTTACCGGTTTCAAAAAGGCGAAGCATCCTTCCCGAAAAATTCGGGCGGGCACACCAGCGGAAACCGTACCATAGCTGGCGGCAACACTCCTTTCCGATCTGCGATGCCCCAAGGTGATCTCGGAAGTCGGACGGTTTATAGGTAGAGTAAATATCTTCTACCGTGGGTTGTTCTGTTTCTGGAAGTAGCGGCATGATTACTGGTAGCGGGAGAGATCGCCATCTCCACATCTCTTGTCACACTCGTATGCGTCGAGGTTGTTCTTATACTCTTCGAGAACCTGTATCGCCACATCGAGTTCCTTCACTCTTTTATCGCAGTCGTCATTCATGCGCTGGTATAGTGCACGTTCTCCATCGGCAAAATCACCCTCAAGAAAAAACTTACAGGTATCGCGTTCCATGAAACACTTTAAGATCCGTATGGCATAGTAACCATCGGGTGTTTTATCTATGATATGTTCGAGATCCCGCACATCTATTGTAGTCGGTGGAAACGTCATAACACAACTCCATCTTTCTTTTCGGTGGGTGTACCGAGAGGGGTAATCCAGTTCCCCGAGGTGAGAAGGTACTTTGGATCGGTGAGAAAATTGTGTACACCCATATCCGAGAAAGGGAGAAGATTATTTTTTCTCCCAAGGTCTTTTGGGCTTTGCCGCTGCACCTGCTGCCGGCGCGGCGGTTGCCTTTTTATCTTCAGGGGTTTTTCCTCCTATTGAGGAGTATCCCTTGACTTGGTTTGATGCCGCATACTCACCCTTTGCCGGGCGGATGCCAACCTTCACGAGGAACGGCTTGTCGTGAAGTTCCTCCGATGCCTTCGGGTGAAGAACACCCACAGCGTGGCAAATGGCCGAGAGAGCGCGCTGGGCAATCTCCTGTGCCTTTGCATTTTCATTCACGAGGTTTAGACGGTCGAAGAGAAGCCGGTGTTCATACTCTCCTTCCACAACTTCGTATGTGAGTTGGAGGTACTTATTATTTTCACCGGTGCTTGCCGTTTTCATTTCGCTGGCGGTAATTACAACCTTGTATTCTCCGATTGGGATGGGCTCGAATGAGCCGAGTGGCTCATACTCTTCTGCATTGAAATTGAGGTCTGTCATGGTTGATCTGTATCCTGTGTGTTGTTAGGTGTTTAGGATTTCAATGTCGCCATCTATCGTATAGATGGTTTCATTGTGGTCGGTGTTGAAGGTAGATTTATACATGAAGGTCGCATTGTGCATGAGGTTTCACTCGGCCAATTCCCAGTTGTCCTTACTATTCGTCTCATACATCCTTCCACTATTTGTGGAGATGTAGTAGGGAGCATTGATACCGAAAGAACCACAGTCAGTACCCGTTATGGTTTCGGTAGTGGTTACTGGTTGCACCGAATGGGCCACACTGAAGTTACTGCCCGTGGTGTTGGTAAGAGCAGCGGATACATTTATAAACGTGACTACAATGAGAACCGCCATTAATCCCGCTGCTATGAGACAGAGGAGAATCAACGCGATATCAAACATATCTGGGCCGGAGCAACAGCCCTCGCAGTCAGACATTGTGGAGTAAGAATTACCCGCCGATGGTTTATCCTCCGATTTGTTAATGTTGATCTTTTCCACGATTATTCCTTCTTCTTTGCACCGGGCAGGTACTTCGCAAACTCATCCCACACCAGCGGGACTTCATCTGGCATCGAGTACCGGTTCTTTGCAGTGTATGCAGCCGTACCAGAGAGGTACAGTATACGCTCCCCTGTTGGAAGCGCGCGGTTGCGTCGTTTGTCCCCGAACCCACCATCTTCGGTTCTCACGAGTGTCTTGTGAGCTGCGTATCCCATGATATCACAGAACTCTTCAGACAGTGCTGCTGCGCGCTTATGGAGTTTTATACCGTGGGTGTCATACGCCGGGTGGATAGGATCTTCAACACGGGCGATTGCATCATGGGCAAGCATGATTATAGTCATACCCTTTATATCACGAAGGTCGGTGATAAGATCAAAGAAGTCCCGCCACTCGCGGCCAGCTTCTATATATCCTCTCCCATAACCCGGGGACTCGATGGACGTTGCATTTATTCTCTCACATGTGGCTTTCCAGATGAGTGGTTCAAGCCAGTCGAGGCTATCTATCACAACAGTTTTAAAATCATGATCTTGCTCGCCGAGCATATTCAGAGCATCTGTTACTTCTCCGAATGAAACCGCTCTGCGGGGTTTTCCGTTCTCATCTACAGGTAAACCCGGTGCCTCAATATCCCCGAGACCATCTTCAGTGAGAATAAAGATGTGGTCGGGCGCACCAGAAGCGAATGTTGTTTTCCCGATTCCACCGTCGCCATAAATTACAATCCTTGGTGGCTTCGGTGAATTCTTCGATAAGCTCTTCAGGTCGATCATTACATCACCCGATTGGTAGATTGATGGCTAGATTGCGGAAGAGTATCAGTTATCACCTCTTGCCATTGTTGTGTCTTTATCATCGAGACACGTAATTACAATCTTGCGAAGAAAAGATAGGATTGGAGTTAATATATAGGTTGGCGTTTTAACGGATACTATGTGAAGTTCCACACGTCGAAATGCTGACGGGATTCCGGGGCGTTAGTAAATTTGGAATCTTTTCCAAAAACACTAACCCATTCACGATCATAACAGCAGGAGGCCCATGACTTTAGTCATGGGAGGAATGCGTCCTCGTGCCAACAGAACAAAGTATATTAACTATGGAACGTATACA